TACTACGACTACAACAACAACAACAACAACAACAACAACAACAACAACCACTCCAGAGCCTACCACCACCACTACTACTACAACAACTACACTAACTAGCACTACGCCGTATCCGCTATCTACATCTTCTACTACTAGTACAACCACTACTGATCCTCCTTTTCCAGAAGTTTCACTCTCTCTATCTCAAGATAATGAAAACCTAGAATTAGAAGTTTCTTGGTCGAGTAATCTTACCGAACCAGTTGTTACAGAAATAAGCTGGTTTTTATCTTCTGGTAGTGTTGTTATATCCAAATCTAGCAATACTGAAGATTTCTCTGGAAACTCATTTGTTATAGACATGAGTAATCTAGCTATATCTTCTCAATATACTATAACGATAAAACAGTACAACGATTCTCAAACAGTAACAGATTCTTCGTTCTTCATCACGCCGGGACTTCCAACAACCACAACAACCACAACTACTACAGATAGTCCACTAGATGTATTGATAGAAACCCAGAATCTAGATGAATGTTCTTGTGGTATTCTAGAACTACCAGCTGGTAGTTTTTATCAAAAAAAATCTGGCCTGAAGGTTTTATTATCAGAAAACGAAAATGATTATTTTTATGATTTAATACATGATCAAGAAATATTTCTTGAGAAAGAAGAGCTTTTTGTTACTACCACTACCATTATACCACACTCAATTCAGCCTACAAAGATGGCTATTTACATAGACACCGAAGACTATATTAGAATGTCTCTAGAGAACGTGATCACAGTTAAAGTTCAAGATTTTGTTAATAAAAAAACTTTAGCTTATGAAACGTTTGGATCTTATGGCATACGACAACGAATTAAGAGAACAAGCATTTTAGATAAACCTTCTCTTGTCTTAAACTTAACTGGAACTACTAATCTTCAACACAACGCACTAATTATTAGCATTCAAAGCATGTGTAATAAACAAAAGACTCCATGTTGCGATGACTTGCCAAATATTATCAAAGTTACTACTGGTGATGGAGCTTTATACGGCTCACTATTTCTTACTTCTCCATATTACATTTCTCCTACCGCTCCGGGACTTTGTGTGCCATTAGATGAACATTATACACCAGATGAGATTAACTATGTAACTACAACGACACCTTCTCCAGTAACAGTGACTTTTGTTGAGCCACTTTCTGGCGTCACGGGAGAAAAACAAGTTACTTTGTACGCTAAAATGGAAAGTTCTGATGGCTCTGATATTAGTTATTGGTGGGAGCAGACTAGCTCAGTTCCTGTCACAAGGCTGACAACTATACAGAAAACAAAATCTGGTGAAAGAGTTTCATTTACCGATAAGAGATATGGTCCTGCTAGCTATAGAATTTTTGCGGTTATTCCTGAACAAAAATATAGCGATGTTCTTAATGTAGATATTCCAGAGTTTACAACCACTACAACGACAACGGTATCACCCACGACCACCACGACAACAACTACTACTCGCTCACCAACAAGTGTTGAGTTCATAGAAAGTGGCTCAGACAATGGCTGGGATGCTTCTTTCGAAATTTGCTTTGGTGGAAAAAATCTTGCAACTAGCGATCTTTCTAATACTCCAGTTTTTGCTGGTTTCTTGATATTTGATAGAAAAATTAGCGCTAATGTGAAAGTAACTAACCCCGTTGGTTTAACGACTTATGAGTGGGAATATAAACTAGTAACACACACTTGTCCGTTAGACGAGTATCTTAGCGGTGACTGCTCTGAAGGCGTAGATTGGAACAATGCAGACAATAAATCTACTGGATACACTCCGTATGTTTTATTCGAAAATGAGAATTCAAAAATCAAAAGATATGCTGTTAGATGCAAAGCAACAAACAATGGTGTTTCAGCAACGTCTCAAATTTATTACCTAAAACTTTCGGGATGCTTTTATGGATAAGTATATTGCTCACAAAAAACACCTGATAGCAAGATGCGAACAACGTGGGTATTCAGTAGAAGAAGTTATGCCATGTGTTATAGAACAAAGAGAAGGTGACATATGGGTTATAGACGTAAATCACCCAGCTTATCCTAAGAGTAGGAGAGATGACTTTGTGCCAAAAAATGATATTGGTGAAGGCGTCGGAACTGAACTTAAAAAGATCTTGTCTTGGATGAGAATTAAATCAACCCCTACCTGTTCTTGCAACCAAAGAGCTAAAACAATGAATGATAATGGAATAGAATGGTGCAAGGAAAATGTAGACCAAATATGCGATTGGCTTCAAGAAGAGTCAGAAAAAAGAAAGATACCATTTTTTAGATATGGCGCTAAAAAGCTCCTTAAACTTGCTATATCCAGAGCAGAAAGAAACCACATTACAAAATAAATACCACTACAGACATTTAGTGTATAACTTATTGAGGAAATACCTTATTTTTAACGCTTTTAGATAATAGGTGCAGTATGTCTTGGCAGTCTGAAATAACGACAATGGTTCGATATTTGCTTGGAGATGTAGATGATTCAAGCTATACATATTCTGACAACAGAATACAAACAACCGTTTTAGTTGCTACCCAGCTTTTGCTATCTAGCGTTAATTTTAGTCAATCATATACCGTTAGCCTTTCTGGTTTAACTTTATCTCCAGATCCTACCGATTCAGCCACTCAGGATGATAATTTCATCGCCTTGGTTTCGCTGAAAACGGCTTGCATAATCGTTGGGGCAGAAGTTAAATCTGAATCTGGCAATTCAATCTCTATTAAGGATGGACCATCTGCTATAGACTTGAGAGGGGTTAGTAGCACACTTATGGCCTTGTATAAAGACCTGTGTGTTAAATATGACTCATTAATGTTATCTTATCAGGCTGGCAATAGTATTGCTGGACAAGCTGTTCTTGGTCCATATGCTCCCGGCAGCGATTTTGTTAGAAGAAGTTATTCAAACAACGACCTTAGAGGTGGTTATTTTAGAAATTAAAGGAGAAACAAATGGCAGTGTCGAAAACCGTAACAGAATTAGTTGATGATATCAACGAACGCCTTGCAGACAATAATGCTGGACAGATTAGCGCAAAAGACGTTAGAGAGACTATGCGTAATGTTGCTTATTCTATTCCATTCGTTGTTGCTAGCGGAGACTGGGATGTTTCAAATAAAGAATTCATTAGTGATGTTCGTTTAATAACTTATAATAATCAAGGAATTATTGAGGGTGGCACACTGGTCGTACAATCTGGTGTAGTTTTTGAAAATGGCAATCCCGATGGAACCGCCCAGCAAACTCGACCTTATCTCGGTCCTACTGGCATTAATCATGGTGAATTGGCTGATTTAACTGGTACTAGCAATGATCATCACACACAATATTTGTTAGTCGCTGGAACTAGGTCAATGGCTGGCGACTTAGGGATGGGTGACAATTTCATCAAGCACCATAATGATGGAACTTCACACGCTGGCCACGGAATCAGGTTTGAACATGTAGACGCTAACGAAGAAATTTTACATGTTGGCGATGAAACTAAAATTCAGTTCGATGTTGATGGCACTCAGATGACAACGGCTAGATCTAATGCTCAAGCTTGGGTTAGCTTCAACTCCGTTTCTGGCGTAGGCGAACTTAACACTCTTATTGTCAATAGCTCTTATAATGTAAGCAGTGTTAGGCGAGTTACTGAAAATGGAATTCCACAAGCTGGTAAATTCAGAGTTTATTTTAAAGCCGGTACGTTCGATAACCCTTCTGGTATATGCGCCATTGGTACAAGTAATGCAAGATCTAGTAATGCTTCTGGTGGAGATTTTGATCAAAACACAGTATCTTGCGTTGTTAGAAATGCAAATTATGTTACATTCTACGTTCAAGACGATACCAACGCTTTTAGAGATGCCGAAGTAAATGACCTTATGGTTTTTGGAAATCCATCCGGTGTCACACCATCAGATACAGTTACCGTAAGCTATGTAGCAGAATAATAACATCAATCAAAGGAGTTAATTGTGACTCAAAATGCTGTCAATTTATATGATCGTGTAAAAGAATTATCTTATACAATTGGTACAAATGACTTAGAACTTTCTGGAGCATCTGCTGGTTTCAGTAGATTCAGGAGATTTTATGATCATGACGATATCATATTTTATGCTATAACCGATGGTACTTTTTACGAAGTTGGATCTGGGGTTTTTAAGAGAGAAGATTATAGTAGCATCGACACCATACATGTTGACACTATTGTTAGGCATCCGTTTAGAAGCAGTAACTCTGATGATAGCAAAGTAAATTTTCCTGCTGGAACTAAAGAAGTTTATGTCACATATCCAGCTACACATTCTGTTATAATGGGTTCTGGATTAAGCCAAGGATTAAATATTCCACAAAGGCACGGTATTGCTGTGTGGGACTCAGAAAACGTTTTGAATTATTTCTCTAATTTTGTTTTCACTGAAAACGGAGGGTTGGGAATCAACCAACCAAATCCATTTTATGGCATTGACTTAGGGGGTGACGAGCAAGATTATTCATCTCGTGTGAGAGCTTCTGGGTATTATGTTGGCCCAACTGGTATTTATTTTCAAGCTAATACCACTGGAGCAAATAGTAATGATGTTGGTTTAAACTCTGAGGCATCGCCCTACGTTGGTGGCCGTCAGTTTGTACATTTTAAACCAAACTTAACAGATGTAGGCATTACCCCTAGTACGAATTCTCATTTGGTTTTTGACGTAAGCGGTGTAGTTAATGAGTATTTACTTTTAAAGAAACAATCTGCCGGTCAAGTATTCGCTGGCCCCTTAACGTCTTGTGGTAGTCCACCTTGTGATGCTGATTATCCTTCTTTTAGGCTTCTTGGTAGTGGAGACTTGCCTATTAGTGAATTAGACACACTATACACAACCAATGATCAATTAGCAATTACTTCTGGCTATTTAGCTTCTTATACTGACTTCGAAATATTATCTGCTTCAGGCGCACTAGATATATCCATTAGTGGTGTTCAAGCAAATTTAGATATTCATACTAGCGGATATGTTTCGGATTTCAGAGATTTTGAAATTGCCAGCTCTGGCAGAATAGATACTTATCTAGACAGTGCTTCTGGTATACTTTATCCTCACACGGCAAGTGTTTCTAAAACCTTAGCCGCCATGTCTGCCGGTGATGTTATAGCAGAATCTTTCACCGTCAACAATGTTTCTGCTTCGTCTAACTATACGGTTAATATTTCTCCTTCTGGAAACCTGAACGAGAACTTGCTAATTACTCACGGATTTGTGGCGTCAGACAACACTGTCTCTGGCATTTTTTACGCACCCTCTGCCTTTAGCGGCCAAACAATGACTTTCTTTATTTCTGCACACGAGGTTCATTGATGCCAGTTAACATACCACAGTCTGTTTTCGATAAATACTTCGATGTTATAGACTCCACGTTTGATATATTTGGAGTTACTTGTCAGCTTGTTTCTATTGAAAAGAAAGAAGTTATTATAAAGACACCCGATAATAATCTCCCAAATATCAATACCATAAACGATCACCGCAGAGGTGGTGGAGATAGGAATCGTGGCACAAAAACAATAAAAGAGGTAGAGGTGTTAACAGACATTAAATTGAAGGTTTATTGGGACGCAAAACAATTCATCAGAATAGCTCCAAATCTTGTAGTTCCTGATGCAGAGATTCAAACTATTAGCTTTATGTCTGACTTGCCAAAATTCCAAAGAGCAAAGGCGTTAATAGTACACAAAGGCATTAAGGATTACAAAGAGATGAGATTTGTTAGAATAGGTGATCCGATTCCTATGGGTCTCAAACAAAATAGATACCTTGGATGTTTTTGGAAACGAGCATGATATCTATTAAATTACTAGATAGTGTCCAAAGTGTTAATAAAAAGGTAAATACGGCTTTAGCTTCAACTATAAACTCTAAGATTAAAAGCAAGCAGTCCTCCATAACCTCACAGGCTAAATCCTTAGCTTTACAATGGTTAATGTCTCAACCAGAAATATCTTCTTTGGCTGGAGGAGAATTAGCTGGAGCTTTTGGTCTTCCTATTGGTTCTGGTCCATCTGTCATATCAGCAATTAGCAGAGCTTTTGTTGATACTGTATACTGTAAAATCCAGCTGTTTGACAGAAATCTTAAAAATGGCGGTATTTTCATTTACTTTCAACCTTCAGATTTTTCAAATTTATTATCTCTACCAGAGGGCCATGTTCTTTACGGTTTAGGAGACTTACACTGGCTTCAATGGCTCTTAGAGCGTGGCGATCAAATTATTGTAGCTGGATATAGTTACAATGCTAAAAGCGGTCTAGGAAGATCTAGACTTGGATATATGGCAGAGGGTGGAGCATTCCGTGTTCCTCCTGAATTTTCTGGTACAGAATCTGATAATTTTATCACAAGAGCTTTGATTGGTTCTTATCAAGAGCAAGCAATATCAAACATAATACAAAAGGCTTTAGCATAATGGGATTAATTGGTTTTAATAATATATTCTCTTCTAATCTCAACAATAAGCTACTGGATAGCTTTATAGAGTATTTTGATTGGGAATTACTTAATAAGGGTAACTATTTCAATTCATCTCTAGGAGAGTTATCTCCCAACGGCTTAGACTACTCCGAATTGAAAATATCCTCATCTGAACATTACCCATCTGGATCCGCTTGGGAGGGATTTAGATCTAATTGGATATGGCAGTCTGGAATTGCTCCAGATGGCTTCTCTGAGCCTTTGGTTGGCTCAAACGATGTCATTCCGGGAATTTCTGGCGTATATGTAGATGATACATTTTATTCAAGCTCAACTACTGGAGATTATGCACACAAGGTAGACTATTTTGACGGTAGAATTATTTTTGATAACGCTATACCCATTTCCAGCAAGGTTCAAGCAGAATTTAGCTATAAATATATCAACATAATGTATGCCTCTAATTTACCTTATATTAGAGAAATACAATATAGAACATTAGATAAATCATCATTTTTCAATACTACTGACAAGGGAGATTATGCAACACCTAGCGAGATGAGAACTCAGCTTCCCCTAATAGCCATAGAAATAGTTCCAACCAGAACGTTTAAGCCTTTGGGGTTGGGATCTGTAGCTCATAAATTCGTGTATACAGATATGCTATTTCACTGCGTTGCAGAAGATGAATTCACCAGAAATCAGCTAGTTGACATGGTTTCTTTTCAGGCAGATACAGAAATTCCATTACTAAATTTAGACAGTATATCATCTAATAATGCATTTCCAATAGACTACGAAGGAGTTCCCGTTTCTGGCGCTTTAAGATACCCAGATTTAATTAGTACATATTGTAGCGGTTCTGCTCGTTTTTTAAACCCAAGAGTTCAAGGTATGGAAATGTTAAACTCTAGATTATATGGCTCAGTGGTTAGAATAACCGCAGAAGTAATACAATAAATGTGTATAAATATTCAGAACTTCCACCAAATACAGACAGCCCCCACTAACAATACTTACCTTTAAACGGAGAGAATTATGCCATTTCAAGTAAAAAGAATTTATTATGGCTTACATAGCGTAAGCGTTACTGCATTTGACACATGTAACAACAGTAATTCAAGTGGCTCATGTGGTTCCTTGATGCAAAGCGTTGGGGTTAATGCGAGTACAGAGTATGATCAAGTTTTTGAGCTTGGTAGAGTTGGAATTTATGCCAACATTGAAGGAATTCCGACAGCCGAAGTGACCGTTGAAAGAGCAATGACTTATGAAACTTTTGGTAGACTATGGTCTCTCGGCGGCGGCGACCCACAAACAATAGATAACGTTACATATAGGATAGATATGGGTATTAGACCCGAGGCTGGGTGTAGTAGTAGCGCAGCGTCAGGCTTTGTGCAGTGTAACAATGCTGTGTTAAGTAGCTACACTATGAACTTTTCAACTGACGGCCCGCTGACAGAAAGCGCTACTTTTATTGGTAATCAAATTGGTTGGACTTCTGGAGTTGCCGGCTTGACTGAAACTGATCCAGATGACCCACCTTCTGGAATTGTTCTTAACAGACAGCATGTTGTTGGTGGTGGTCCTTTCTCTACAGATGCTAATGCTCTTCAAAGCGCCTCGTTTAGTATTTCTTTAGATCGAGAAGATGTTATTGCGTTAGGTGATCGGTATCCTGTTCTTAGGCCAATTAATTTCCCAGTAGAATCTACCGCAGAATTTGAATATTTAGCTGGTGGTGAAGGAACTACTTACGGATTATCCTTCAACCAAAATGACTCTGGCGGGCAAGTTCCCGGTGGCGTTGCTGGTCAGAAACGGGGCGTTTTTCTTGGTGTTAGCCTTGGTGCTCAGTCCACCGCTGTACCAAAATACATCTTCTTAGAAAAAGCCTACCTTGTATCATCAAATTATAGCGGTGGCGATGCTGGTGGTGGAAATGCAACTATCACTCATGCTTATACTAGCTATGAAGGTTTGGGTGTTAGTACCTCTCTGCCGTCGGGTGTGGCGTAAGTGCGACATTCACATAATAGCGGGAGAGATGAATAATAGGAAAAGAGAATTTTTAATAGCTAATATCCGATCTGGATATACTAGGATTAAAAAATTTGACATATTAGTACGTCCAGCGTCTCTAGAAGATATTATAGATTCTTACGAAGTTTACGAAGAGTCTTTTCAAGAGGCGCTTGACGACGGATTAATGAAAACAGAGGATATGGAGCTTTGGATGGCTGCTAATGGCTTTTGGACTAATTTGGATGAGGATTTATCTAAGAAAATACAAAAAGAAATTGAAAACAGTAAAGTTACCTTGTATAAACATTATGGGAACCAATCCCTAGTTAGAAAAGAGAGGAAAAGATTAAGATCATATGAAAAACAGTATTTATCGCATGTGACGAAAAAAAATATTTTTTACTCAAACACTTGCGAAAGTTATGCTGAATCTAATAGGTTGATTTATTTAGTTAAGCTTTGTTGTGAAAGAAGGAAAGAAATTGAAGATGAACATATTGATAGCATAATCAAAGAATACCATGATAGTATACTTTCCGAAGAGACCATTCGTTTTTTGGCAAGAAACGAACCTTGGAGATCTCTTTGGTCTATTAGTCAAAATTGTCAATTAAAGCTTTTTTCTAACGAAGAACCTACTGTTAATCAAAAAAATTTAATATTGTGGTCAAAGACCTATGACGGCGTTCATGAGTCTATGGAGCCTCCTCCAAAAGTGGTTATTGATGATGATGATTTTTTGGACGGGTGGTTTATAGAGAAATCGAGAGAAAGAGAAAGAGAAGCAGTCAAAAAAGGTATAGAAAACAAAACTAAGAACGCAAAAATTAGCTCTTCTAAAGAAGTTTTTGTTTTTACCGATAATGAAGAAGAGGCTCAACAAATATATGAACTTAATAGTCCAGAAGCCAAGAACACTATCAGACAAAGGATGGACTCTTTAAATAAAAGTAAAGGGGGATATGTAGGTTATGATAAGTTTATAGATCAAAAAGAAGAGGCGTTAAGTAAATTACCGCCAAGAAGAAAATAGAAAGGACAAGTCATGAGGGATAAAAATCAAATACATTCAGATAAAAGCAGTGCTAGACTAGAGAGGATAGCATGTCAAAAAATCAAAACTACAATGATAGGCGCTATAGCCTCAATTGAAGAAAATCTAGGCTTTCTATTAGACGAAGAGGGTTCAGACCAAGACAACAGAGAGCTTTTTAACAAACTGAGATCTGAAATTTTAGATAAGGGAAATCAGCAAATTAGAAACTTAAGCAAAGAATTCAAGCTATATGATATTTCAATGAAAAGATATCAATACATTTTACCCGTTAGGAAAATAGGAGAATAATAAGATGGCTACAGGAAAAACCAAAACTATAGACGTAGAGAAAGAAGATGGAAGCAAGGTTAAGATTGTTATCAAAAAGCCAACAGCAAATGTTATCAATCAAGCGCAAAAGGTTGGAGCGAAGGTCTGGACTGAATCTATTAGAGAAGGCTTGTTTACAAAAATTTCATTAGATAAATTCATGAAAGATAACGGAATTTGGGATTCTAAGAAGGAACAGGAAAAGGATGATATTGTAAATAATATCAAGTTGCTAGAAAGGCAGATTGCTTTAGGTGTTGATGGTAGAAAGCTTAAAGTCTCTGAAGGCAAACAGAAAGCGCTTGAATTAAGAGGCTTAAGAAATCAGCTAAGAGACTTGTTAGCTGAAAAAATTAATCTAGAATCTAATACAGCAGAAGGCTTGGCTGATAATGCTAAGTTCAATTTCTTGGTGGCTAATTGCACCTTTACTCCAAACGGAGAAAAAGTGTATAAATCTCTAGATGACTACAATGAAAATGCTGACGATGAGGTAGCTTTTGCCGCAGCTGCTGGACTAGGCCAAATGATGTATAGCCTAGATTCTAGCTATGAGGAAGAGCTTCCTGAAAATCAGTTCCTGAAAAAGTTTAACTTGGTGGATGATGAACTATCGTTAGTGGACAAAGATGGTCATCGAATTGACGTTGATGGAACTCTAGTCAATGATAAGGGCTGGTTGGTAAATAGTGATGGCAAAAGAATAGACAGAGAAGGTAATCTTCTTAATGAAAGTGGACAAATTCTGCTACAGGCAGAATATGAAGACGATGTAAATGAAAAGGTAAAAAAATCAAGAAGTAAAAACAAAGAAACTCCTGATTCCGAAGAAGATACTGAAGTCGAAAATTAGTAGTGGATATGCGCTTAGGACAGTACGAAATAACTGGAGAAAAATATGTCAAAATTCGTACTTACGGCGCAACTTCAACTACAAGCTCCTAATAATGTAAAACAGGTTGTCCAGCAGATACAATCTCAACTGGGCAACCTTAAAGTTAATGTCGCCGCCGCTGGAGCCGTGCAGGCGAATAAAAATCTTCAAAATTTAACAAAGAGTGCTGACACAGCTTCTGACAGTTTTACTCGGATGGGTAAATCTTTTACTGCTAGTGTTAGGAGGTTTTCTGCTTTAGCAATTGCAACAAGGGCGGTTAGTTTATTTACTAATACGCTTAGTAATGCTATACAAGAATCTATTGATTTTGAGCGAGAGTTAGTGAAGATTTCCCAAGTTACTGGGAAAACTGTTGCCCAACTTCAGGGATTGACAAATACAATAACCTCACTTTCTACTTCGCTGGGAGTTTCTTCTAATTCGTTGTTGAGCGTTTCTAGAATTTTAGCTCAGACGGGTTTATCCGCTAGAGATACAGAGGTGGCTCTTGGTACTCTAGCTAAATCAGAACTTGCACCAACGTTTGATAATATTACACAAACGGCTGAAGGCGCTGTTGCTATCCTTAATCAGTTTGGCCAAGGGGCAGCTGCCTTGGAAGCACAGCTTGGTTCCTTAAATGCTGTTGCTGGTCAGTTCGCTGTTGAAGCTGGAGACTTAATTTCTGTTGTTCGTAGAACTGGCGGTGTGTTTAAAGCTGCCGGTGGTGATCTTAATGAGCTTATTGCGCTATTTACTAGCGTTAGAGCTACTACGCGAGAGTCAGCTGAAAGTATTTCAACTGGCTTAAGAACTATCTTTACACGTATTCAGCGCCCAGAGACTATTGAGTTTCTTAGACAGTACGGCGTTGAACTTCTTGATTTAGAAGGTAAGTTTGTTGGTCCATATGAAGCGGTTCGTAGATTAAGTCAAGCTTTAGCTGGATTAGAACAGGGCGATATTACTTTCGTTCAAATTGCAGAAGAGCTTGGTGGTTTTAGACAGATCGGCAAAGTCATTCCATTACTGCAACAGTTTAGCGTTGCTCAAGCTGCCCTTAATGTTGCTCAAGAAGGTTCTGGTAGTTTGGCTACAGATGCTGCAAAAGCCCAAGCCGCCCTTGCTATTCAAATCACTAAAGTTAAAGAAGAGTTTTTAGCTTTAGTACGAAGCATAACTTCTTCGTCTACGTTCCAAATCATGGCCGACACAGTGCTGACACTTACAAGCGCTTTGATAAAACTAGCAGACGCCTTATCTCCTATTATACCTTTATTAACTGCTTTTGCTGGAATCAAACTTGCTGGTGTGCTTGGTAGTGGACTTGGTAAATTAGCCGGATTTAATAAGGGCGGTAAGGTGATGCAGTTCGCCAGAGGCGGTATGGTTCCGGGATCTGGAAATCGTGATACTGTGCCAGCAATGTTGACTCCGGGTGAATTTGTAATTAAGAAGAGTAGTGTTCAAAAGCTGGGTGCTGGTAATCTTGAGGCTATGAATAATAACAAGTTTGCTGCTGGTGGTGTGGTTACTTCTGATAGACACATGTATGGAGATAATGCTCCTTCTGCGGCAACATTGAAGGCGCTTGAGACAAGAAAAAGAAACGCAGCATTAAGACGAGAGAAGGAAGGGAAGCAAGGGGGTACAATTCAGGGTGCTACTTTAAATTCTAGATATGGTGTTTCATTTCTGGAAGGTGGCGCTGGGAACATTGGGGCAACTATTAACCAAGTTTTAAAGTATGGCAATGCTACTGGCAAAAAGATATTACAGCAAGCTATTAGAGAGAGCGGCAAAACAGTAACGCCTGGAGCTAGAATAGATTCTCCAAACGCTGTACCAGCTACACTTAAATCAAACGCTAAAGATATTTTTGATGAAGAAATAATGGCTGGTCTACCAAACCTATTTGATCAAGCCACTAGTAGATTTGGCGCTCCATTAAATCCCGGCAAAGTTGGTGTTAATCAATTAGTTAGTAAATCTGCTTTGCAGGCGATTAAAGGTTACTTCTTTGAGGCTTTCGCAAGGAGAATTAGTCAAAACCTTATTGCTGACAATAAGCAAGATAAAGTAGATTCCATTTTTGATTTCACGGGTGCTGGAAACGTTGCAGATTTGAAAAAAATGTTTGGTGGAAAATTTGTTAATCCAAATGAATTTAAAGTATCTGCAACGCCAGAAAATGTTGCTAATGCTATTTCTAAAGCAATTTCTACAAGGGGCATTGGCTCAATAAGTTTATTTGCCAAGGGTGGTTCAGTTGGCACAGACACAGTTCCCGCACTATTGACTCCCGGTGAGTCTGTTGTTAATCGTGAATCAGCCCAAAAGATTGGGTACAGCAATTTGCATCGCATGAACAAAGTTGCCAAGTTTGCCAAAGGTGGAGTTGTTGGCAAAAAAGTAAAAGCTTTTGCAGACGGTGGCACTTCTGGTTCTGATACTGGATCTGTGATGATAAATGTAGCTCCACTAAACGCCGCATTGACATCAACCGCTCAAGCTCTTACCAGTTTAGTTTCTGGTGTTGTTAATACTGCTACGGCTTTGAATAATCTTACTCAGGCTACTTTTAACAATTTGGCTGCTACTGGTCAAATAACTTCTCAACAACAACAGGCGGCTAATACTGTTATAAAGAGTAATCAAGCTACATTACAAGCTATCAATGCAAAAAATCAAGAATTTAAAGCTAGTTTACAGGCGGCGGCTGCTGATGATACAGAAGCTAAGAGTAGTTTAGGTGCTGCTAAAGCTGATCAAGCAGAAGCTAAATCGGGCAATGGATTAATGCTTGCTTTCTCTGCTCTAACAACTGGAATCTCTATGCTTACTCCAACAATTGATGAAAACTCATCAGCTGGAGCAAGATTTGGGGCAAAGATAGGAGATCTTATTTTACAATTTTCTACATTGGCTTTTCTATTACAGGGGCTTGAGTGGAAGACGGTGGCTGGTGGTCTTAGCTCTGTAAGTCAAAGTCTCTCTGGTCTTAGTTCAGGAATCGGAAGGCTGGGTGGTGTACTTGGTAAAATTCCCGGCGCAGGATTAGTAAAAGGCGCTGGAAAATTGGTTGGTGGATCTGTTGCTTCAGCCGGTGGTTTTGTAAACCAAGGCATAGGGAAGGTTAGTAGAATGGCAGCTAGAGCAACTGGTGCGACATCAAGCATGGGTGGCTTTGGAACAGCTGGTTCTGCTACTGGCAACTTTGCACAAACCGCTAAGGCTTTAACTTCACTAGCTAATCCAGCAACGCTTGCAGCTGCTGCCATAGCTGCTGTTATTGCCAGTATTTATCTATGGAACTCTTCTATCGCTGAAGCTGCTGATGCTGCTAAGAAAAAAGCTATAGAAGACGGCAATGCCGCTGAAGCTGTTAAACAAGCCCAGATTCAAGCCGGTGGAGAGCAAGGAAAAGGCATGGCTAAAGGCATGGCTGCTGGAGCTTTAACTGGCGCTGCACTTGGCGCTTTCCTTGGTCCTATTGGTATGGCGGTTGGCGCTGCTCTTGGTGCATGGGCTGGCAGTTTTTTCAGCGACTTCTTTACTCCATTCGATAAAACCGCCGAGGTTTTAACTAAAACAGCCAATGCCGCCGCTTTACAAGTCGCTGCCCAAAAAGCATTAGCAGAATCAGGTAAGGCAGCAACTGAAGCTATGGAGAAATTTAGAAATGGTAATGCTACTGCTAGTGAAGCTCTAGCTGCAACTAGTGCTGGAACAGCAGCGGTTGTTGCCTCTCAACAAGCCACGATTGCTGCTAATACAGCATTAATGAAAAATACTAGAACGGCTGCTAGTGCTGTTGGTGATTTCTTAGTTGGTCTAACAGGTTTTAGTTTTGGTTTTGGAACTACCGCTCAAAATGAACAAAAAGCTCAAGCACAAATTGATGATAATAACAAAGAACAAGACCGACTTTCTAAAGAGGCTGTATCGCAAAACCAACCGGCAATTAATGCTCTAAGCAAACAAGTTGCTGTTGCTGGTGGAGATTTTGCTACATTCTTTGCCAAATTACAAGCTGCAAATCCGGGATTAGCGAAGTTAGCAGATCAAGACGAACTTAAAAAAGCTTTTGAAAACGTACAAAAAGAAGTTGAAAGAACACAGGCGGCTTTTGCAGCCATGAATCTTGGCTTTCAAGGTGTTAACGCTGCGGCTACAGCTGCTGGACTTGCTGTGGATAATCTTGTTGGTGGTTTTGAAGGCACTAGTAATGCTATTGAAAGATCTATTGCAACACTAGAAGCTGGGGTTACTAACGCTGCCCAAGGTATAAGTGATGAAGCTTTCTCTGGCGCGGTGGATTCTGCTGCTGCTCAAATTGAAAGATTTGGTGGTGATGCTACTAAGTTTAGAGAAAACTTAACCGCGATTAATACTGCTCAAAAATTCTTTGCTAGAGCTAGCGCGGATGCTAAAGCGAAATTACAAGCAGATTTTGCACGAGGCGTGTCTGACTCAGGCGTTAGTACAGCCGAAGGAAGGCGAGGCGCACTTGCTGATGCTATAGTTGGTCAAATGGACGGTGTTGGAGAAGACGTAAAGAAGAGAATCAAAACAGCCTTAGAGGGTGCTGATATTTCTCAAGAAGACATGGACGCCATTCTTGCTGGAGATATGAGTGTATTAGATAAGGTTTTGAAAGACCTTGGAGACACAACATTATCTCAAGTCATGCCAGCACTTAAAGCTGCTGCTGAAATACAAAATAAATTGAATTCCGTCATATCTAAACGGCTAGCTTTAGAAAATGAATTTGCGGCTGCTACAAAAAGACAAATTGATGTAACACTTGAGGCTGCTAAAATTATGCAAGAGTTTGGTGGCGCACAAGTAACGCCCCAAATGCAATCTCAAGCTGCTGTTGACAGGCTAAATGTAACTGGGGCGCAGCTTGGCTTGCCACAAATGTCTACTGGAAGCGCAGATGAAATAAGAAGAAGAAATGCTGAAATTAATGCTCAGATGCAAGCACAAGCTAACGATAGAAATTTAGCTGCTGCTGGTGACACTGAAGCTCAAGCAAGGATTAACACTCCTGAATTCCAAGCTAACGAAGAGAGACTAAAGAAGGCCGCTGAAGAAACTTACAATGAAACTAAGAAGTTAATCGACGCCAGAAGAGAAGAAATTAAAATTATCAATGCTAAAACTGCCGCTGAGAAAAAAGCCACAGACGCATTGCTTGGTAATAACGTTGAAGAGTTTCTTGATCAGATGGCTGGACGAGGCGCAGCCGCCGCAGCAGCAATTGGCGATCCAACTCTTGCTGGCCAGTTTGGAGCTAGTGCTTTTGGTACTGCTAATAAGCAATTAGAAGAAATGCAAAACGCTGGTGTGACTACCTTTATGGGGCAAGACATTGGGGCTGTTAGGCAAAGCGCTGTTGGTATGGGCTTATCTAACGCTGGTCTTAGTGGAGACATAGTATCTGATTTAGCAAAAGCGGCAACTGGAACAACAGACGCAGCCGAAGCGGCTAAAGCTGCCGCTAGAGATTTAGCAAGCACTCTTCCACAATCAACTGGTAACTTACAATCTGCTACTGGGCATATGTTACAAGCAACACAAATTCTAGAAAGCACGGTTGAAAAACAAGCAGCAGAAGCAACAGCTAGGGTGGAAGAAAGATCAGCCGGTGCAGCACCAGCCGCTCCAGCCGCTCCAGCCACCCCCTCCGGTGCTGTTCCAACCGGTGCTGCTCCAACCGGTGCTACTCCACCAGCCACCCCCGATCCTTCTACTACTACCACTACTACTCCCGCTCCAGTTCCAACACCACCCTCTGCTCCAACACCACCTTCTAATATATTTGAAGCTGGTTATAATGCGTTTAGTAGCCCAAGTGCAATGGCTCCATCTGCCCCAACGGCTGCTGCGCCCGCTAGTGAGCAACAGGGCTTTGCGTCTGGTTTACAAAGCGTACAAACTTCTACCGACTCACTTACATCTGCGATTACACCTCTAGTTTCTCAATTTGCTGGCTTAAGTACGTCGTTAAATAGTGTAAATACTACTATGCAATCTTTGATACAAAGCTTTAGCAATTTACCCTCATTCGATTTTTCTGGACTTGAAGGCATAGCTAGCACTTTTGATAATTTCAATAGCACGTTTTCTGCGACTGTAGATCGCCTTGAAGGGTTAAACATTCAGGTTCAAGTCGCGCCCACTAATGTAAATGTAAATCTTACTGGTGGTGAATTCTTGAAGAGTATAGAAGGTAGGATAAGAGAAGATATTATGAACAGCGTTGCTACTCAGATTAAAAACATTAAACACACCCCTAACGGTGGCCACGAATCGTCTGGTGGAAACTTAGCATAAACAGGATAAAAAGATGTCACAAAGATGTGCAGAACAGGATTCTTTTGAAGTTAGAATCAAAGCTACTACAAAGCTAAGAAATCATCTAACTAAAAAAGTAAAACTTAAAGCGAAACCAAGAATTAATTCTAGGCTTAAAGCTTTTGCGTCTGTGCAGATTATTGGTTTTGCTAGAGGTGGTGGCGCTTCAGAATCTTTTGCTAGTAACAATTTTGGCTCTGTAGATTTTGGAGCAGAACAGTTACAATCTGGGCCAATTATGCCCAAACTGATGCGTGGTGATACAAATATTGGTTTCAATTCTGTAAAAGAGTTTACCAAAAAACCACCAAGGTCTTTACCTTCACAGTTGGTTGATATTGAATCTGCTGAAATAAAGAATGGTGGGTGGGATGCTATTCCAGATTCTGTATACGACCCAGCTACTTCAAATAATCACTCATATACTTATGTCAACTCTCCACAATTCATACATCGCCCTATAGCTAGGTTTAAATCTTCTTCTCGTTTTAGATCTTCTCTTGGAAGTCCACTTGTTGGCATGGTTGCAAAGATCAATGCTTCTACGAAATTTGTATCTAAATTCTTCCAAAAGATTAAGGGTCATCCAGCTACTTTAAACTCATTTAATTTTGATAGCCCATATATACAACGGTTATATCCAGAAGGAGACGGCGTTGTTGATAATGAAGTTGTTTTTGTTGACAAAATATACAGATCAAGTGGAGTTTACAGTAGTGTTGACGAGGGCGTGTTTACTGGTAGCGTTATGCAGAATGGCGGTACTGGCTTTTTAATGTCAGATGATAGCGATACTTACATTACTCCATCTTCCATAAGTACAGATCATATTGCTAGCTATAAATGTTTTCTTACTACTCCCAATATTACTCCGCTTGAAACGCTGCTCTTTTTTCGTGCCAATACACCATTCCACGTCAATGAAACAGATCAGCCACCAACTTATGATATAGAAAACATACTCTTCTTAGATCCTTCTGGAAACAAAATAGCTAAGTATAAGGACGTTACGGTTAATGCTGAATCAGATTATTACAAGTCTTCTGTCTCTAAGATAGATAGAGATTGGTTTACCATTGTTACTGAGCCTCTAGAATTTTATGCTGGAACTGGTGTTAATAGAATAGACTATCCAATACTTGGTGAACCAAGTGGTTATACGCTTTCTTTTGATGTTAAATCTCATTGTAAATTTGAACCGTTTGACGATGGCTTTAATGAAGGCTTTGAGGAAGGTTGTGATATCAGCAAATTGGGCTTAGATCTTGCTACACACTATTTGCCAGCAAATTCTGTTAATAATCATCTTGGAATATCAAGCACACCATTATCAACACGAACTCAAGGTTACAGATTAAATCTAAACAACTCCATAAGATTCTCTGCTCTAGAAATTGTTAATCGCGGTATAAATTTTGGCATTATAGAAGACGCAGTTTTAAATCTAAATATGCAACCGCAACCAACCGGCCAGAGGTTGGAAAGAATTTTATCACCTACAAAGGTTCTTACTACTAGCTACACTAATAATATTTACCCAACTGGAATAATTAACACTTGGGTTTCTTCCCCTGACACCGAAGGCGCAACGTTTGACAATACTTCAGATGAATATTCGAACGTGCTTAAGGATAGGCTTAATAATCGTTTTGTTGATGGATGGATTACTTTAGATGATATTAATCCAATCTCTGCTTCTGGTAAGCTACAATTACAATACAGACACAGTGCGCCAAAATCTACTAAGCAACCAACTGGTGGATCATTTTTGTTTGGTCAAAAATATGGTGGTTCAGACTTTGGTACAGCAAGGATAGAATTAGTAGCAGCCGATGATTCATTCTATGTTGTTGAAGAAATTACTCTTAGGGTTTCAGCAAAGAAAGCTCCCGGAACTTATGATTATCCTATTGATGTTGTTGGCTACAGCAATGATGGAGTTTTAGCTATAACACCACAGGTTGGTGGATTTTTGCAAAATGCAGAAATTGGTTCTGGCACAGTTCCTATGGGTTCTGGCTTTGCACCTACTGATGACTTAGGAATTTCTACAAGTTCTCTATCTGACAAATACGCATATTTCCAAGAGAAGATTATCCAACATGCCGCTGGAGATCATTATCTTATTACCCAATCTCCAGTTGTAAACAGCACATCATTTAAAACATATGACATCCCACTTAAGATTTACAATGATGTAGTTGAATTGGGCCGATCAAAAGATTACTCCATGAGTACTTATTTTGAGGATTTGTATTTAGATATTTATCCTATACCTAGCGGAGCCTCTATACAACGCGCTGATTTGATTATCAAATATAAGCCAGCTGGCAGTATGCCTCTAATGACAGCTGGTTATCTTTCAAAACAGTTCTATAGCAGAGAAGGCCGTCTTTATCCAGACGCAAAACAAGGCGCTGATGTTATAACTAACTCAAACGCTTCCCCACTATCTTTGATTGAAAATATTCCGCATGGTTATACATCTTTAGAAGATACTCTGAAGACAAATTATGCTAGAAGGTGGCGTGGTAACACTGGAAATGTTGACAGTTCGCCCTTTGATCCAGTATCTTTTGATTTCTCTTTTGAAAGGTCTGCGTTAGACCAACCGTTCCTACTTGGGTATTTTGACTTTAATAAGAAGAATGGCAATGTAATACAAGACAATAACGGTGACAATATTATTTCTGGAGTTTTCAACTCCGACTTATCATCAAGTTTAACTCGTAATATTGGCTTAAGGTTTAATTCAGACAGCTTATTTGCTAGCAATTTAAGAAATTACAAAACAATTGATTGGTGTGGCAGTGGCCACGAACTAGAAGGAAAAATACTAGACGCATATGATAACTCTCTTAGGGTTTCTGGCGTTAATGGCTACTTGGATTTCGGCAACGTCCCGACCTATAGCGGTTTCTCAATTTATACAAGATTCTCTCCAGACTCTAGTATTAGCGGGGTTGGTTACAACGGTTGGGACGATGGTGTTATTTTTGGAAAGTGGGATAATGGACAAGACTTAGAATATGCACTTGCCTATGAAAATGGATATCTTTGTGCATACGCAAGATCTCAAGACGCATCAATTATTAAAATTACTGATTCAGAACCATACACATCTTATCAATACCCTCTTTCTACCTTGGTTACATACAATCAGAACAACGATCAAAAACTTAGACTCTATACGTACAATGAACTTTCTTCTGGTATTATAAGCTCCACTTCTGATGCATTTGTTTTACACAGTGGTAATAGCAATTTGTCATTTGGTTACTCTGCTGGATCTGGCGTGGGCATTAATGCGTTTATTCATGAGATTGGTATTTCTGATGTAAATGCTAGCGGCTCGACCAATCTCGTTGAGGGAATAGCCAATAGGTCAATACAAGAAGATACAGTCGAAGATTTCTTCGCTTCTCAGGCGATTAATTTCTGGGACGGTTCGGACAACTTGTGGAAATACGTTGACGAAAAAACCGACGATTGGAAGCTTGGTGCTTTTAAATATTGCTCCTTTTCACCCGACTTTGATGTAATGAGTCTTCGCATTGGAAGAGACTTCATATATCACAAGTTCTACAATCATGGCCAAAGTTATGCTGACTTAACAGATCTAAGTCTACCAGATTCAGTCAATGCTTCAAGTTTAGCATATCACACACAAATTGAAAATGATATGTTGAGAGTTCACCTGTCTGGTCGTGAGGATAGATTTTATGCAGTTGCTCCAAGAATTTGTAAAAACTTCCCACGAAGTTATTTATTTGCAGAAGATTCTTTGTTAGTAAATACTATTATGCAACACACCTGTGATCAGGATATTGTGTGGCCAGATGGAAAGCGTGGAGTTAAAGTTATTGTTAGTCTTTACACCCCAAGAAAAGAGAGCGTTTACACACCAACTACCAACTATGGCTTGATTAGTAGAGACATACACTATGTTACTCAGGAAGATTGTTGGTTTAAGCTCAGAAGTAAGTTTACTTTAGAAAACTACAATGACTCCAGCAGTGAGCCTTGGGCTTACTTCGATAAAACTATAAGCAAGAAGGAATTCACAGAGAACTATTTTGCAAGAGACATTGACGAGATGTTTGTGCAGTATGACTTAGTTTATCCATCGGGGTCTTATGAAGAGTCTAAAGTTTTGATACATTCTCTAGACATTAGCCTTGACAACATACTGTTAAACAAAGCGAATGAAAACGAACGTTTAAATGTTTACACTAGCGGAGAAAAATACAGAGACGCATCTTTAAATCTATCTTGGGCTGAAGGGGCAGTTAAGGGCGTTATTGCTGCACAAGATTTTGGTTCTTCAAACTATGGCGTAGTTCTTGGAGATGTTATTACGCTTAACGATCTATCGCTTGGTCTTTACACAAGCGGAAATGTATATTCCAATATTGATACACCTAGTGGACTCAGCCTGTACGCTTCAGGTTATACCTATGATGCAGATGTTCTTAATCTTTACAACATGGGTAGTCTGCCAGATAGTGGGTTACTAAATATTTATAGCTTTGGTTGGTACGCTAACGAAAACAACCTCAACAATCCATTCACTTTATATTCTGATGGATTCTACGCAAACGCAGAACGCATGAATGGCTCACTAAATGTTTACACAATTGGCACTAATGATGAAGGACAGTTCTATAACACATATACTAGCGTATTAAATAACTTCATTCTTGGTGGTCCTCCAGCTACTGCTTTCCCATTAACTTTTGCTGATTCAATTTCCCTATACACAGTTGCTCCTGCGAATACTTTTTCCACTATCAACACATCTATTGATCTACATATGCCTGTGCGTAAAGTTGAAGATACAATCTTCGATAATATCACTCTTTATACTCACCATGAAGCAATAGTAGCCAAAGAAGAAAACCAGCTAGAATCTTTCTTGTGGAATGGAAGCAACTTTGGTTTTGAGATTTATGTCGATGATAATAAATATGCTTCAGTACCAGCAGATGATGAAATTAGAGGCGTTAACACTATGTGTTATGGTGATTGTAATTCTCTTGCTGGATTACCATGTTCTGAAACAGATATCATTACTCACGATACATTGTGGTATTCGCCAGACTGCGTGGATGGTGGAGTAATAAGACCTTTTACCGTTTATAGCAATCCAGACGTAAATGCCTTTGGCACAGACGAACCTTATGATAAGCAATATTACGGAATTAGAAAGTTCACAAATTTAATACCATATGCTCCTTATAGGATTAAGATAACTGGCCAGAGTGGTGGCAGTGAAGTATTGGAAGTGCCTAGAGAAGTTGCAGAATGGAACTATGGTAAGTCAGAAACTCCTAGCGGCGTCGTTAGCCCAGAAGTTAACTACTCAGGCATAAAACTTCTTGAAGATCTAAGCAATCGCTCCGCTGGAAATAAATTTGGTAAAGCCGTCAAAGTGGTTGGCGACATGTTGGCTGTTGGCGTCCCACACGCAGACAATACAGTTGGGGTGGACGATTTATTAAATTCCGATACCGCATCTCGTCCCGTAGATAGTCATGGCAAGATATACGTTTATCGAAGATATCCTGCACCATCGGGTTATGATTGGACAAATCAAGATGATCAATCTCAATGGTATGTTGAGCAGGAAATTGTTTTACCAACTGGATGGCGCAGAGACTATTTCACAAACACAGTTGCAAAATTTACTGATGACACAGGAAACACGTTACCATTTACTGGAACTGTAAGAAACTGGTTAAATTCGGGTGAAGGCAGAGAGCTTGGTTATTCCTTAGACGGAACAAAGGTTGGTGAAAAAGAAATTATTGTAGCTGGCGGTCCCGGATGTAAGTGGACTAGAACATTTGATCCAGTATCAACTACTCCAGTTTCTATTGGGCTGTTTGTTTTTAACAATGAGCTAGAGCCAAACGTGAAAGATTGGAAAAATATTTTAGATGAGTTACAGGATAGAGATATTCTTTATCGCTACTTTGCTGACCCACCTGTAGAGTTTGATATCAAGATTATGATATTAGAGCCGCATCTCGGTTCAGATATTCCCTTCCAGCAGTCTGATGAGTTTAACAGCCCTCAACCAGATTTTGTATCCAAGCACTTAACAACCAGACATTGGAATAGAAGCACTACTAGTCAAGAATGGATTGATGCTGACGCAACAATTCTTCAAGAAATGCAAAACATTTTCCACGAAACGTTCCCTCTTACATCTGAAGCTTTACATAGCGGTATTCCTCCACTCCTTGGTATATTTATCGATGATTCAGTTTCTTTAGGAACTGAAACTGTTGGTTATTATACCAATGGTTTCAAGGGCGCTGTTAATAAGTTTATTGATTATTATAAGTCCTATTCATACAACAACGGACTAGCAGATTATGGTGGAGATGCAGCAGAAGGCTACGTCCAAGTTACTACTAGTAAACAAGAAGTGAACTGGGTTGATCAATCAATCTCATGCTTGAAAGACGTTACTGATATATCAAAGATAAATAGCGCAGGAAAAGCCACTCTGATAGCTAACAATATCGGAACTTTCAATTCAAACGCTAGTGAATTCAATAACCCACCACCGAGCGGTGGGGCTGTTTACATATTTGAAAAAGATAATGAAAATTCTTCTTTTGAACTTAAACAAGAAATAAGATCTCCAATTACATACACCAACGACGCATCCGACAGGTTCGGCCACGACGTTGCAATCAGTGAAGATGGAAATATTATTGTTATTGGTTCACCTTATTCTGAGTATGCAGTTCAGGTTTTTGAAAGAAATGATTCACACGATACCGATTTAACTAATCTCATACACCAGAGATTGCCAGCATTTTTAAATGCAGAATACAATAAAGAAATTAGAAATGAAACCTTTGGCGAAGCATTCAACTTGTATGAAGATTATCTTGAGGGCAGAAATACCGTTCATGAGTTTAAGCTAACCGAGTCTTTATTTGATAGAATGTCAGAAAGCCTTAGATTCTCTTTCTACAAGTCCTATAGCATATCGCCGTACAAAAAGATTAAAGATGTCACATATTCTGATGTTTATCAAGATCGTGGAGATCGTTGGAGTGAATTGTACTCTAATTACATACCCACGCCTCGTCTTGGTTATAGTGTTGATACAAATAGCGACGGTACATTAATTGCTATTGGTTGTCCTACCGATAGCCTTGGTGAACGGGATCAAACTATTACTTGGTTTAGATACGATAATGAACAAACGCAAAATTGGCAATGGCAAAACTATGTCAATGCTGGATGTGTTAGAGTTTTAGAAAGTAGAAAATATTATCCACATACTAATAAGGTGGTTGAATTCTACAAGTATGGAAACCTTCATGAAGATCTCGCCACAGAAGATACCAAGTATTTATATTATGATAATCTCAAGCAAATGTTTGAAAGTCAACGGCTAGACTACTCTCGTACAAGTTTTGCCGAAGATGTCGAAATACCAGAAGATGCTGGAATGGCTTTAATTATAACCCCAGCAATAGATGCCTCTAGCGATGAAGTTGTAAACAATATTAAGACTTGGCTTGCCAAGGGCGATAGGCACTTAGTTCTTGTCGCTGATGATCCAAGATATGAAGAAAATGGAAGGTTCCAGAAGTCAACTGGTATTATCAATACACTGCTTGAAAAGCTCGATATCAATATGAGAGTTTATCCAGCCAGAAACGAAAGAGAAGCATTACTTGAAAGTACAAATATAGAACTCAACGTTCAAAAATCTTTCGTACCAGCTAAATCTACTCCTCTAATTGGTTATACTGGTAGCAAATTAAAAGGATATGGAGTTGGTGATATTAGGCATTATAATAAGGACAAGTTAGACCTGTACAACTGTACTCTTCCCTATGGAACCAAACTGACTAGTAATGGTGAATTAACTGAGGACTATAGCGATCCTTTTGCTATCTTAGAAAAGATTGATCTTGGTGGAAATATTGAGCAGGCTAATAGAAAAAAGATTTACAGAGAAATGCATAATAAGTGCCACTTGCCAATTATGCATGAGGGCGATCTCAGAGCAGAATATCAAGACCAGTGCGCTTTAGAAACTCCGAAGGGAATTGTTTGGTTAGATTATAAGCGAAACCTAGCTTTTGCTTACGAAGATCATAATGTTGTTAATTGGGGATGTTTTACTAATAATGGTCCTAAGCCAATAGACCCAGATCCGAATTTAAGAGATTCACACGCTCCCGTTCCTATGCTTGCAGCATATGAGAATATTAATCTCAAAGTTGATGTTCCAGAAGTTCCTGCTTCTGAAGATATTCAAAAATACATTGCTTCTTATAAGTATGGTGCTGATAAAAATGAATTTGGTAAAGTTCCTTACTCTGGAATTGTTTTCTCTTGGACTGCTGATCAGCAAAATTACACATCCATAGAGCATAACATTAATAATATAACTAGTGAAAGTTTATTCTTTGATCCCCCAGCTACAGCCTCTGCTGATGGCTTCATTGACGCAGTAATGCAAGCAAAAGCAACAACACCGCTTCAAGATGTTGAAAAAGAAGTTAATGCTGGCCTATTCAATGTTGCTAATGAGGAAGCCTATCGCCCCGGTGAAGTGAATAATTCTTATGTCACTTTAATAGCTACAACTTTCCTCGAAAGAAAAGATATATTACTTTCTTCTAACAATGATGAGAATCTGCTTTTCTATAAGAATATTCTTGGTTATAAAAACCCATTAAATTCTCAAGGTTTTTATTCTAAGGTTGCACAGCTTGGTAGTTTCACAAATAGATCAAGTTATACAGATGGTTACTTTAAGAGTGACATATCTATGCAAATGTACGGCCTGGGCATCGACATGAGAGATCTTAATGTTGACATCGATGATATATCGTTAGAGCATTTAGAATACAATGTTGTGTGGATTGCTAATACTGACCAGATGCCATCTGATGAAGATATTGAAAAGCTGAAAAACTTCTTAAGTCTTGGCAACAAAAAGTTGGTTATTACTTATGGCCAAGAACCAGCAAAGGCAACAGAAAGTCATGAGTTAACTCCATACATGATAAGATCTGCTAATGTGGCCAAAGCAATCTGTGAAAAACTAGGCGTTACGATGCGTCCCAACTTCTTAGTTGGTAAAAACAAATATGCAGAAAAATTAGACCACAGCTTGTACAACAGTTATAATGGGTACACCTTCTTAAAAATTATCTCTCAGTATGCCGGTGATGGCATAGAGGACGTTGGTGATGATTACAAGATTTTCGAAACTAACGCCCCACCATATGATAGATCTGGCATAGGCACTACCTTGGATCATAACATCATACCAATATCAAAGGGTAATAGTTCAATTTTATTGAGATGCGATGGGTTTGTTTCAGACATAGAAACTGTTTTGCTAGGAAAGCCACAATTAAACACAGGAATTACTAAGGTAACATTTGATATTCCAGATCACTCTACAGAACTATCGCACGAGCTAGGTCGAGAAAAAGAAGACGAGTTCTACTTATTCAGAATGTATTTTGATGTAATATCTTTGACGGAGCAAGAAAGTCAAAATATTAGAGTGTATGTTGAAAATGGACAAAATATAATTAGCACCAACGAGCAGGGTCAAGCAATTTCACCTCAGTCTATTAGGAGTAATTCTGTTACAGTTCTCGACGGCGACGACCTCGGCAATATTATTAGGACCAAGCTAAACATTGGCGCTTCTAGAGGTCTTAATGCATCATCATTCCTAAAAACTTATGAGCTAGACTTTCAGGCTGTTAGCGGTAGTCAGGTACATTTTTATTTTACTGGATACAAAGCTTGGCCAGAAAAAAGTCTAGTAGAAAATCCAGAACAAGTAAGAACAAGTAGACTTGTTAATGTTTCTGGGGTTAGAGTTCCTTTGCAAGTTTCTGTTGGTGAAAAAGTTCCAGTATATGATTTTAGAACAATAGAAATTCCAGCCGTACCCGGATACTCTTATGATCAGGATGTTAATAGACAAATTAGCACGAATAGCTCTAAGTATTGTGCAGAGAATTATTCTGAGATCTGCGCTGCCGAACCCCCAATTGGATATGGTACAGATGGTCCTGATTTAGACATAGCTGATGGTCCAGTGGTAATTGCTCAACAGGTTTATGATCAGGGTGGTTTTTTTGCTGGACATAATAGATCTAGAGTGACTGTCATTAGTGATGCTAGTTTAATTCAAGGTCCAAATATTGCAAGTCAAGATGCTATTATTTCTGACTTGCCTAACTTCTTGCGTTCATTATATCCAACTATTCCAGAGTTCTTCCAAGACGAATACTATGGAACACAACAAAGTACCTTCTATCCAAATGCTTACAAATTAATTTCTCCAGAGCGTTCTAGTCCAAGTAGATTAGCCAATGCATTTCCCCAGAACTCTGGCCTCAACGCTAGGTTTGGTGGATATCCAAGCTCTGGTTTATCTGTGAGCTTGTATGCTGATGATGAAGGCAAAAAAGACATTGAAATTCCTTTAGGTAAAGAAAAGCCTGAACAGCCATTCGATCTAATGCTTGGACTACTTGAAGCTGACGATCCCGGAACTTTTAGAAAATTACCCAAGTCACCAAGATTACCCCCAAGTCACTTCTTCTCTATTCCTCCATATACTTATGGTGAATATACAAAGGAGCAGTACGAACAAAAATGGTATGTAGACGAATTCCTTACTTATCAAGATTATTGGGCCTCTACTTCCAAAATTCAAGACGTTTACCAAGGCCAAACTTATGTAGATGCTGGCTTGTCTGAAAGAATTCCACCTATTATGAAGGCTACTGGGTTTGACCATCTTGATCTAGATGTATTTAACTCTGGTTATCCCGGAGATTTGTTTGGTTATAAGGTTTGTATACACAAAGATAAGATTTATGTAGGCGCTCCGTTTAGTCCTTACAATTCTGAAACTATACTACCTTGGTCTGGTATTCTTAATAGCGGATCTATGCATGGGGTTGAGGTTGGTTATAATGGTGGCGCTGGCGCTGTTTATCAAATAGAAAAGGTTGGCAATGATGGTGATGGAAGGGGTTCAATTCAAGGATCTCCAAAAGTCACTTCGGGTCTACCTTGGAAGACTGTTAAGAAATTTAGACCAGATCAACTTGGTGTTGGCTTCACTAATCTTACAGCATCTGAAGCATCTGGCATTTTTGGCACTCATTCTTATACAGATAATTTCTTACAAAACAATGCTTTCGTTTCAGATATGTTTGGTTATGATATCACATTAGATGCTGACCTTATGGCGATATCCGCTCCGGGTCATGACTTTGAAGTATTTTTTGAGGATCAGCCGGGAGAATTTGTTAACAAAGCGTTTAATGAGCAATTCGCCATTGCTAAACGAGTTGAGCATGATTTAGCATATCAGGAAAATAGATTTAATTATCCAGATAGCGGAGTAGTAAGAATTAATAATGGCGCTGTATTTACTTACGAAAATAAGATTAGCGATTGGGGATCTAAGAAGCAAGCTTGGACGCCAATACATAAACTTACATCTCAATATGCTAGCTCAGATTTAGATAATTCTTACTTTGGGCAAGCGATCAGCATGTATAGATCCAACAGATCTGATGGAGATTACATTTTAGCTATTGGCGCACAGCGTCACGGCCTCTTGCCATCTGAGAACATAGGGGCAGTATATACTAATGATGCAATGTTAAGAAAATTAAGACCCGGATTTTCTCATCCAGACACATATTTAGCTGGTAGAGTTTTTGGAAATTACAAAGACAAAGATGAGTATATTGAATTTAACTTTGCAAACGGTAATATTCCTGATCAGAAACATATTTTTGAGGGATTACTATTTGCTAACGAAGAGGGAGAAATATTCATCGAAGCTTCAGGTCAGGACTTCGTAGAAAGAGGATATGTGAACCATAGGCCATTTATTCAACAAATTCGCGGCGTTTACGAGTTTGGAGTAAAGAACATCGGTAGGCTTAATTTATATTCTGACGGTAAGCCATTTTCTTCTTCTGGTGTCATAAACATGTTCAATAAAGCACCATTAATCGGAAATGTGTATAATAATCTAGGATTGTACAGTATATCACAGTTAGACAGCTCTGGAATATTGAATTTGTATGCTAGTGGAATTAATACGGATAATATTAACGAATATATTAACATGGTTTGTAGCGGAAGTATCTCTTCTGGCCCAGAAACCCTCCCCTTATTTGGATATGGATTGTTCTAATGTCTACTAGAAATTTACAAGTTTACAGTAATGGTGCATATGTTGATTTAAGCCCAGCTCCTTTTGTGGGAATTTCTGATTCTTTTAATCGTAATGAGGCAGGATTTCTTAACCAAGAAACGACCATTACTCTAGATGGATATGCTATAAGCGATTCCGCTGCTTGCGGAACTGCCGGAAGAACTCAACCCGTTCCACCAGTGTGTAAAGGATCGAATCAAGGTAGAGGTTCTAACGCTGGAGCAAACGTTGCGCAAGCTCAAACAATAAGAGAGAAGTTTGGTCGCGGTAGGGAGATTAGCGTTAGACTTGCTGACGCTGGTGGTTACGTACACACAAGCCTTAACCAGTGCTTTGTGGAATCTGTGAATATAGAGCAGGGGGATTGGTCTACTTATGTAAAGTATCAAGTTGTATTGAAATCTTATACTGGGCAAGATTGTAATAAAAATTCAGCTGGTGCTGCCAATATAAGTTTATGTCATGGCGCATCTGCACCATTGCGTTTAACACCAAGAGATTCTGGCGTTATTACAGATTACAGTGAAAGTTTCAACATAGAGCCAATTGTTGGAGATTATGGAGCTTCTGGTCAAGGTCTTGCTGGTGAGCCTAAAGTTGGCAGTATTTATTACAAGGGAAGCTCCTCCGTTAGTGTAAGTGCCAAAAGCCTTGGCAACAGAAGAGTAATAGGCTGTGGAGGGAACGGCGCGGCGAATGAAGATACTGGTTGGCAAATTGCTAGAGATTTATTTTCCGAACTGCATGGAGATCCTAGCAATCCATCAAGAAGACGCCAGTTCTTATTGAACAATGGATTGTTTAGCTACGATTCATCTCAAACTACTTATGGAAACACTGTTGGATTTGAGATGTATAATCTTACTCGTCGTCAATCTATAGATGTGCATACTGGAACTTTTTCAATTACTGACGATTTTATCATTGCCCCAACTGGGTCAACAGCGTTAGAAACTTGGAATATCTCGTATGATTCTAGTAATGATTCTTCGTCTCCAACCGTTTCTGTTCAGGGTACAATTAAGGGTCTCACTCAAATGAGTGTAGATGCTCAAACTAGAAATTATACGGAACTAGGTACTACCCCCAATTCTGGCGCAATCGATGCTGCGTTATCAAGATATCATGAAATTAGCAATAACCTAGATTATGGCGTTTGCGATTTATACACACGCGCCCAAACCGCAGCCCCGCATAACTTAAATAGTGGCCCCGTATCAATATCTTTTTCAACTAATGATATCACTGGTGAGGTTAGTTATACTGTTACATATGACGCTAGACCTTATAACTTTTTTACTGGAGTATTAACTGAAAGTATTAATGTAGAAGATACACTACCCGGAGATTCATATACCACCATACCAATTCTTGGCAGGCCAACCGGACCTATATTACAATACTTGTATGGAAGAACTGAATACAGAAGAACCTTATCTATAGACTTACTATTTGATAGCGCCGTAGTGGGAACAGCTGTTACATTTCCAACGGGCGATAGATCTAATTTACTTTCTTCAAAACCCAGCATAAGAGCAGGATTTAAAGAACAGTTAGCTTCTTTAATTTCGGCTTATAGTCCAGCTTATGAAGATGGAATACTGAATTGGATGCAAGATCCACCCGTTGAAACTTGGAATCAATCAGAATGTCGTTATACGTGTACGGTTTCTTGGATTTATGAATTAAACAAGTAAGGATTTTATTATGGCTTGGGTTTATCCTGATAAGTCTCTGTATACATTAAAAGATCCAGACGGTGGTCCTTACTGGTATGATGTTTTTCCAAATCCACCAGAATTTAGCTTTATTGTTACGACACCACCTCCTCCTCACAGATCCAACGATCATTTTGTTGTTGATACACAATATGATTGGCCAGATTTTTTCCTCAACGCCGCAGGTGGTAGAGGTTATACGTGGCATCATGCTGAATTGTATGACAATCCACGCAGACCAAACTCCGCTGGTTCCTCAAGCCATACTGGCGCTCCTATAAACCCCCTTACTCCTGAATATAACTTCGTTTCAAAAAAACACGAATATCCTTACGCAGAACCAAATGCTCATCCAGATTACGCTATTGCAAATCCTCTATCAAACAACGTCAGGTTTCCGGGTTTTCCAAATTTAATATTCTCTGATTTTCGCCACTACATATTTCCTACCCCCGTTAATTTCATCGGAACTCCATATACTGTTACTCAGTATGAGCCTATAAAAAGAAAGTCTTGGGGTGGTCAGTACATAAGTCTTCAAAGAATATCTGTTTGGAGTCCATATTCTGCTGCTACTTGGATTGATTTTGCAAATGAAAACGCTTACAATATTTCTTTAGAAGCCTCTAGTATTTGGAGTTAATTATGGGATATAATAGTATCGCGAATATTGGTGTAGGCACAAATGTTGGTGGCGCTGAACAACAATCATTTCTAGGATCTACAATACAAGGGTTTTCTGTTACTGCTGGTTTTGGCGACTCTGCTTCGCAGTTAACTGTAAAGCTTATTCATGATAAAGACTTCAGATCTGACGGAAGCGCCTTAGATCAAGGTGTTGATGTATATCATGGTGGTAATGGTGATTTATTTAGACCACCACCTGTTGGAACTCCAGTTTTCTTTACTTTTGGAAAAATCAGAGCTACGGTAGCTCAAGGTTTTGCAAGAACTATTGACGATTATTACGGATCGGTATCAAGTTTTGCGGGCGGTCCTACCGTATGGGATAAGGATGGTAAATACGTTAGTGGGAATAAGGGGTATTACAACTTTTCTTTTGGTGGGTTGCTGCAATCATATCATCAGACGCAAACAGCTACAGAAGGCTTGCAATATACCGTAAAGGTTGTTGATCCAAGAGAGATATTATCTAACTGCGTGTTAATTTTGAATCATTACACTGGTACTACTTTTGGTAACAGTAATCTCATTAATATTCATGGATTCTTAGAACACAACGCATCTGATACCCGACTTAGAGACGAAAATGAGCCAGACGATAATAGTATTCTAGGAATCGCGAACAAAAGCGTATTGAACAGCGCTGGAATAGGTATGGATGTTTATTTAAAAAACCTTCCACCCGCCAAGCCAACAGCTGAGAATTATCAGACCTACAAAAGACTGCTCTTTGATTTTCAGGGTGGCCACCCAATGACCGGAACTGGTATGTCACGTAGAACCTCTTCTGGTATACCATACTATAGAGTTGTTCAGGCTATGAATTATCTTACCTACAATAATATACATCCAGAGTACCAAAAATATGGTGGAGACATATACTTCCGTGGATTAAGATACGCTTTAGATCTTTCTGACCTTCCAATTCTCCCAAAGACATACATGTTAGATTATGATAATTTAAGTATCTTAGATTATTGTCAAGAAGTTTGTGAAGCTGCTAATTATGAACTGTTTTTTACCTTGTTGCCAATTGTTAAGGGAACAGCCACCGGTTCTAATAGTGATTATTATGCAGGTGTAATAAAAGCAATTACCGTTAATAAAAATGTCGATTCTCCTCCGGGAAGAATTAAGCAATATCTTGAGGCATTACCAAACAACTTAGCAGTTACAAACATAGAACTGGGATATGAATTAACAAATGAGCCAACGGACAAAGTTGTTACGGGCGGCAAGGAGTGTAGTATGTACTACTTCCCCACTCCTTACGGCGGTCCAACTCATGGTATGCATCATTATAATTCAAATAAACCAATTATTCCATTTTACGGCTTGTTAGGAAAATCAACACCCACTATACCTAGAGGTGTGGGAACGTATTCCCAAATTATTTTAGACGCTGGAAGTTTAAATGCTTACGGGGTTGGAAAATATTATGTTACTACTGAAATTGAACTTAGAGCAGCGTCTGTTTCTTTTGAAAAATGGTCTGAGTTTTTGTTGATGTATAATTCCACTTTTATGGAATCGATAGAAAATGATGATATATCTGATCTATATTATGCTCATAATACCGCAGCTAGCGCTCAACAAAGAGATATTACCCTCAGTAATAATTACAGAGTAACTGTACCAAGATGTGTTTGGCCACCTCATAGTTCTGAAGACGGTTTTGTTGATGGGGAACCAAAAAATCCATGCAGCCCACCTTATGGATGGCCTTTATATTGGCACAGAGCTTTAAATATTGGTTTACCACAAGCTGGGGCAGTTGGTGTTTCCGCTATGGCCGCTCAAGTTATTGAACAAGGAAATAGCATTATTAATGACGAAATTAAAAATTCTGATAGTTCACCTACTGGTGCTGGTGAATCTACTGAGGACGTTGAGCAATCTGCTGGATATAATGCAGTTAACAGAGCAGTAATCAATAACAGGAATGCGGCATTGGCTACCGCCCTGTCTAATAAGCTTGGTAAAGTTGGTTTAGCTAATGCTAAGATTGTCTATAACTTTGTGAAAAAAGTAGCAGATGAGTGTCTTGGCAAAAAGTATTTAGTTCAGATTCCACAAAAGGCTAATGAGCAATGGTCTCCAAACGTTTTAACAGCTACCCCGGCCAATAGTTGGAATGGTACTGGCCCATATGGATTCCCCCCGATGCTAAGTGGCAGTATAGGTGGATATGCTGCCCCACCCTCTGTTGGAACTGTGGGCAACTTAATAGTCAATTACCTGTCAGGAGGGTATGGAGCAACTGGTGCGTTGACCGCAAACCTACATGCTCCAACTGATCAAGTCAAATATAATTATATTCCATCTACTGCTGGTGGTTATTATGGTTATTATGGCGCTCCAACATTGTCCCAAAGGCGATCATTTTTATTAGAGCCTTACGATAATAACTTCATACGTGGGGATGATGGTAGAACTAAATGTTATGTTAGATTTAGTCATTCTGAATCTTTAACGTTAGCTAACTTCCCTAAAGACAGTTTTGCTGTTCAGTATTTAAATTCTACAGGAGACGGTTATATTCCAGCACTGGGTGTAGGCATACAAATTCAGGAACAAACCAAGACATTCGGCAATCCAGTTGCGGCTGGGGGTCAAACCTTTATACCACAGGGGCAAGTGGCTTTCGTAAAAGCTGATTTGGATTCAGAATTGTACACTGCTCCACCAACTATTTCTAAGACTACTTTTTTAACTGGTAATACTTATCAATACCAAACACTCAAATTGCCAACAAGAAAAATATATGATCCAGAGAAATGCGAACAGGTGGATACAGTTACAGTAGTCGCTAGAAAATATGAACCTGTAGCAACAGCTGGCCCCACTATTAATTTACAGACAATTGATTTAGATAGTCTATGGGATAGTAACTTTAGCAAAAATTTTCAAGGAGGTATATATGCCTTAATAACACTTCCTGAAAGAGCCGTTCCAAATCAGAATTCTCGCTTTAGAGATGGAATGAATATGCAAGTTAATACTGGGAATATTTACCACTACCTACAAAAAGACGTTGTTCGTGGGATGCCGGGACTACAAAACCAGACACCCGGAGAACCATATGCTACAGCGATTAACCAAATACATGATCTTGATGATGATCCTGCTGGTTCATATGGCTTGGCCTTTAGAAGAAGTCACCAACAAGCCGTAAGAAAAGCTTTGCAAGGTTTAACTTTTGACCTTACTAACAGAATTAGTATTATTTCTCCTTCACCTGTAGTTCCTGATTTAGTTGCCATACCTCTAGAATCTCAAGAAAGAAACTATGGCCCTTGGACTTCTGTTTTTGAAGCATATGGACAAATTGGTGGTAAAATGGATTATATCCACGATGAGAATCTTACTCCTTGGACTTGTGGAAGTTATTCTTTGATGGATAAAGCTGGTAAATTAAAATCTGAGTTTGGAACTAGTGCTAAGTTAATGTCAGAAAAAGGTTCTTTTTCTTATCCCTTTTGGCCTTCTGGTTTAACATTAGGTGCTGCACTTATCTCGGGTGGACCACTAACTAGTGATATTAGTACTAGCGTTGATGCAAATGGGGTTTCAACATCCGTAGTTATGAATACTTATACTCAGTCTTTTGGCAAACTCCAAAAACAAAGAGAAGACCAACTTAAGAAGCTTAATAGACAAAAACAAAAAATAGACGATCTTAATAATAACCTAGTGAGAAGAAATATTGGCAAAGGACAAGATAACGCAAGCTTTAAGGCCGCTATAAATGATATTAAGCACTTAGTAACATCTCAAGATTTTTCTAATAGAAATTACAGTGCGCTAGAAAAAGATAGCGGTAGTCAAACTTCAGACTATTTGAACATAAGCCACATGTCTTTTCCAACAGAAGCAGAGGAGCAAATGACAGAAGATACATTAAACAAAGATCACCGATCAACTTCTAGTGTTCAAAGTCAGGCTGGCCAAAATTACATGCACTCAATTTTGTCAGAAAATATAGTTCAGGCAGCGCAAACATATGCTAATACAGCGACTGAAAGAATTAGCAATTTATATTCGGCAGTAGCTCATGGTTTTCATCAATCCATGTCTTCAGCGCCCCCCCAATCGCCAATAGACCCAAATGCTTATGGTGATTCCTACGCAGATATTGAAGTTAGTACATATCAACCAGAAAAATAAAAGGACTACATTATGTCTAGAGGAAATTATTTTGTATCATTAAATACTCAGCATTATTTTTACATCCCTAAGTTTTATAGGATGGGGTTGGCGTATTTAGATAGCTATGCCTACAATGCATTACGTAATCCTTCTAACCCAATAGCGCAGCAAGCGAGAGAGATTACTGAACATAAATATGTTAATATTTTTAACAATTCTTACGGAACTATGGATGAGTGGGTTGCGGGGCATCTTGGCATAACATCATTTTCTTGGGAGTATTTTGATCTTTCTGGAGACAAAGTGAGTGAGTCCATTTCTACAGCAAGGTACGGGGTTTTGCGTATTAGTCTGTCTGACATGATAACTTATTTAGAGGGTTACTATGGCGACAATTACGCACAACAAGCACAAGACTTACGAGACGGCAAAGAGATGGCGAAAATGATTCAGTCCATACGTACTAGTATTAATGGATATGCCCAAGGGGAAAGTAAATACGGTGATATAGTTCGCTTGTTTCTTCCACAGCCCAATGCAAATAGAACTGATCGCACCGTTGCTAGCAAAGGAACGAACTTAATCAACGCTGTTCCACGTAGGGCCAGTGGAGCTAAATATCATGCTAGAGGAACCGCAAATGAAGACACCGGAGTTTATGTTGGTGATGATAATCTTTCTGTAGATGATCACGCCGCTACAGTAGCTGGTACTTTAAAGTTAAAATGGAATAATGTTCAAAAAGTTTATGAGTCTGGTCAAACTTTTTTAGCGTCGTTATTAACAGATGTTGACGGTGCTAATATATTAAAATCTGGATTTACTCTAGACAGGATTGCGGGCGCAAACTCTTCAGATTTTTATGGAAAAGACGCGCCACACAGAATGTTTGATTTTACAACCGGGATAGCAATGCCCCTTGGGTTAGAATCTGCTCAACCCCAAAGCTTTGGCCCAAACATTATTAAGTGTGGCGGTGAGACGAAGGCAGAAACAATTAGGGTAGTAAATAGAGGTAGAACGAATTATGATGCTGGAGAAATTGTAATTATTCATCAAATTGATGGAGAAAATATTATTGGTGGAAAATTTTCAGAAGCTACAGTTGAGCAACGACCACCAGAACCCCAAAGGTGGAATTTTACAAAGTTTTTTGCTAATAGTGATGAGTATTTTAGGATCAGTGTTCCGGGACTTGGCAACTATGCTGACAGACCCCATGTTTTCCCAAGTGAAGTGGTTGACATTTTATATCAGAGATATTATTTCAATGATAAAGGCGATGCATATAATTATCTTGCTGACGATGCTACTATTATACCAATAGATTTGATTGGAGGAATCGAATTATTTGAATACTACCAATCTAGCATAAGTGATATTGCACCATACTTAAGCAGAATTAATATTTATGTTGATCCAGGTGGTGGACCAAATGTTGGCACAGATAATGTTGATCTAACAGAAGTGCCTCTGTTCTTTGGGCCTATGTTTCCAGATGGCATTAATTCTAAAATTGGTAGCTGGGATAAATTTCAAACTCCCGGAGAATACGTATATCCGTTCATGTATAATGCTCATGGAGCTATTCGCCGTATTAATCATGGCGGGTATAATTATACCTACGAAGATAAATACACCACAAGTGGCATTGTTCCAGTTGCTGATCCTACTCGTATTCAATTTTCTTTATGTAGCTGCGAATTGCTTGGTGCTGGAGATCAAGCTTCGATGCAATTACCAGTGCAAATAGCTGATGTAGGAAGATTTGGCGCTGCTAATACTAA